CTTCAGCGCGTATGTGCAGAACACGGCGATGGAGGCGGCGGTGGACGGCGCGGTGCAGGTGACCTACACGCTCCGAATCAGCGGCGCGGTCACCGTGGCCTACCTGAACCGCACATGACATGGCAGTTGATGATCCGCTGCCCGGATCAGCCAAAGGAACGACGCTTGTGGGCTGGAGCAAGACTGCTTCAGACCCAAGCCCGTTCAGCGGTACCGTTCTGCAGTCGATCCTGACGGGCGAGATGTACGCCATCAGCATTGATGGCATCAGCGCGGCGGAGATTGATGTCACGGCCTTGAATGACGCGGCCAAGCGGTACATCCTCGGCACACGCGATGGCGGCACGATTACGGTGCGGTCGTTCGTCACGCCGAGCAGCATCCCGCTCCCGGTGACCGGGGACAGCACGCCACGCAACTACAGGCTGCACTTCCCGCGCAAGAGGTACGACCCGCTTGATCCCGAGTCGAACTACGCGCTGGTGACCGTGTTCAGCGCGTACCTGCAGTCGGTTGTGCTGGAGGCGGCTGTGGACGATGCCGTCCGGGTCACCTACACGCTGCGCCTATCCGGGCAGGTGGCGATGGCATGGGCATCGGTTGCGGAAGGCTTCGGTGAGCCGGATCCGCTTTGACTCACGACCGCGCCAGCGATAGGCTGAAGCCATGCACACCGACAAGGCAACCCTACTCTCTCTCAAGTCCCGCCTCATCGTTGAGCCTGTGAAGGTGGACGGTCTGGACGCGCCAATCTTTGTTCGCGGCCTGACTGGCAAGGAGCGCGACTCGTTCGAGAACGCCTGCTTCGTCCAGCGCGGCAAGCAGCGCGTCATGTCCACGGAGAACATCCGCGCCAAGTTGCTGGTGCGGTCGATCTGTGACGATCAGGGCGTGCGGCTGTTCAGCGACCTTGACGAAGGCGAACTCGGCGCACTCCCGGCACAGGTGCTGGATGTGCTGTTCACCGTGGCGCAGCGATTGAGCGGCCTCGGCGCGAGCGACCTTGAGGAGATGCAGTCGGACTGACTTCGGGCGGGTCGCGGCGGTTCTACTTCCGCCTCGCGCTCGCCCTAGGTTGCACAGTCCACGAACTGCTTGAGCGCGTGTCCTCCGCTGAACTGACGGAGTGGCTGGCGTTCGACCGGGTTGAGCCGATTGGAGCGTGGCGCGGAGACTACAACTTCGCCATGCTGGCGGCTCTGTACGCCAACGCCAACCGGAAGAAAGGCTCCAAGCCGTTCAAGACGGTGGACTTCATGCCGTTCCTGCCGGACAATGACCCCGGCGGCGAAGCGAAGGCACTCGCAATGTTCCAGATGCTCGCGGCGCAGTCAGCCGCACGCGAGGCCGAGGATGCCGCAAGACGCAAAGGCTGACACATGGCAACCGTAGGAAACCTGTTCGTCAATGTCGGCGCATCGACGCGCGGCCTTGAGCAAGGCTTGAAGCGCGGGCAGGATCAGGTACGGAAGTTCGCCGCTGACAGCAACAAGGCAGCCGCATCGGTCGCCGGGAACATCCCGGGCGTGGATGCGCTGTATGCACGCGCGTCACAGATGCGCGAACTGATGAACGGGTTCCGTGGGATGTGGGACTCCTTCAATGGTGGAGTCAAGGCAGCAGCAGCCGAGCAGGCGAAACTCACCAAGGCCATTGAGGACAGCAAGGCCGCGCAGCAGGCTCTCGCGAGCGCGAAGGGGACGCGGCGCAACATCGGGCAAGCCCGAGCGATGCTGGCGCAGGCTGGCATCAACCCGGATCAGGCTGCGCGACAGTTGGCAACGACTGACACGACCGCGATGCGGGAGAAGGTCGCCGCCGCCACGAAGATGGTGGCGGACGCGCAGCGGGATCTCAACGCAGCGCAAGCAGCGAGCAAGGACGCAACATCCGCAAAGTTGGCGAACGACCTCGCTGCATCGCGTGGCAACCTTGAGCAGGCTACGGCCAAGGTCGCTCAAGAGCAGGCGCGACTGGCTGGCGCACAGGCGTTCGCTGACCGTGCCGCGAAGGGACAAGATCCATACACCGGGCGGTTCCTGAAGCAAGAACGAGCGATGGCTGTGCAGGCCAAGGCGCAGAAGGAACTGCAGGCGCAGGCCGCACGAACCGAGCAGGCCATCGCCAAGCAAGCCGAGGCGCAGGAGGTAGTCAACTCGCTGATGTCCGGTGGCGTGGCGGTGCAGGGTGCGAAGGCTGTTGAGCAGGCGCAGCAGCGACTCACGCAGGCCACGAAGGCGCAGGCCGATGCCCAGCGTGCGCTTGGCAAAGTGCGCGATGAGAACCAGCGCAAGGAGGCGATGCGCGGCAAGTTGCGCGGCATGGGCATCGACCTCACGAAGGGACAGGCCGCGCTGCGCTTGCCGTCACTTGCTCCGTTCCAGTCGGCGGCGGCAGAGGCATCGAAGCGAGCGCAGGATCTCGGGAAGGAGATCGCTGACGCAGCCAAGGGCTTCAAGGTGTTCGGCTTGTCGGTCGGCAAGGCACTCGGGCCAGTTGGCCTGATCGCTGCAGGACTGGTCGCTGCGACTGCTGGGGCATTGACCTTGACGAAGGCAATGGCGAAGCAGATGGGTGCGCTTGAGGATCAGGCCGTGGCCTCGGGCTTCAGCGTTGAAGGCTTCCAGCGATTGGAGCAGACCTACCGCGACTTGGGTGCTGCTGCAGGCACGGTGGAGATGGCATCGCAGCGGTTGTCATTCAAGTTGCAGGAGGCAGTGGACGGGAGCGAGGACGCACAAGAGTCGTTTGCGCGGCTCGGGTTGGACTTCCGCAAGTTGGCAGCCGGGTCACCCGAGCAAGCCTTTGAGGCAACGCTTGCCGCTGTTCGGCGACTCGGGAACAGCCGAGAGCAGGTTGCTGCGTTGCGCGATGTCTTCGGAAAGGGCGGCATCGGGCTTGCGGCTGCGGCGAGAGCAACGAGTGATGCGCTTGCCGAGGCGGATGCGCGGGCGCGGCGGCTGACGATTCCTGCTGGCGTAGTGGCAACGCTTGCTGCTGCGGATGACAAGGCCGACCAGATCGGCAAGACGATGACCAAACTCCAAGCACTGTTCGCTTTCGCGATGGCTCCGGTGCTGGAGTCGCTTGGCGATTCGGTCATGGAGATGTTCGCAACCGACCCGGGCGCATGGATCGGAGGGTTCCAATCCATCGCACTGGTGCTGGCTGGTGTCTACGACATCGTGGCCGCGCTGGTGAACGCCTTCGCTGCCATGTGGAATGTGGTGCAGGCCATCGGCGGCGTGATCAACGGTGTCATCATGGGTGCGCTTGGCGCAGTCCTCAAGGCGGTGCAAGCCATCGTCTACGGCATTGAGTGGCTGCTGGGATCCGCGAACGACATCAGCGAAGCCATCGGGGACGCGGCAAGCGTGACACTGGGCGCGGCTGGAGAGTCGATGAGCGCAGCAGGCGAAGACGCAGCCGAAGCCTTGCAGCGTGGTATCGACGCGGTGAAGCCAGACGCAACTATGGCCGTCATGGAGGGCATAGCGCGAGGGTGGCAACAGACCACGGCGAGCATGGAAGGCAACCCGGCCACCCTCGCCGCCAAGGTGGATCGAACGGCCATCAAGGAAGTGGAGCGCGAACTGGATGCACTGCGGAGCAAGTTGGAGGTCATGCAAGTTGGCGAGGCTGATGCGGCCATCGCCAAGATGCAGAAGGCTGGCGCGAGCGAATCGCAGATAGCCGAGGCGCGAGCGTTGCAACAGCAGATTGCCGCGCTGGAACAGATTGAGGCAGGCAACGAGCGCATCAGAGCACTGAATGACGAGATAGCAAAGGCAACGATGACCGCTGCCGAGTTTGCCGAGTACGAGGCGGTCACCAAGCAAGGGCTGTCTATGGCTGACGCGGCGCAGGTTCGCGTGCTGCAGGAGCAGTTGGATCTGCTGGAGAAGCAGAAGGCCGCGCGAGACGAGATCGCATCGACCGTTGAGGATCTGCAGCAGCGGGTGAACGCGCTCGGCATGACCGAGGCGCAGATCCTTACGACGAAGATGCAGCAGTTGGGCGCAACGGACGCGCAGATCGCGCAGGCGCAGCAGTTGCAGGCGATCCTTGATGCCGCCAAGGTGGATGACGCACTCAAGCAGCACTTCAACGCGCTTGAGACGCGGCTGCTGGACGCGCAGGGCAATCAGGAGGAGATCCTGCGGCGACAACTGGAAGGGATGGGTCTCGCCGGGGACGCGCTTGAGGACGCGCTGGCACGCACGCTGGACATTGAGGCGCAGATCACCGAGGCCGAGCGGCTGAAGGCGAATCAGGAGCAGGTGGCCGGGACGCTGCAGGATCTGACGAACCAGTTGGACAAGTTGAAACTCGGCGAGGCGGGCTATCTAGAGAAGCAGTTGCGGGAGGCAGGCGCGAGCCAGCAAGAGATCGCCAAGGCACTCGCCATGCAGTCAGAGATCGCTTCGCTGGAGCAGGCAGGCAAGGCGGACGCAACGGTGGCGAAGGCCGAGGAGATGCAGGCGGTCACGGACACCATCGGCACGGCCATCGGTGGCATGAAGTTGGCTGGCGTGGTGTCGGCAGGCGAGCGCGTGCAGCGCGACCTGTTGAGCGAGTCGGAGATGCAGACTGGCCTGCTAGGACGGATCAGCACGGCGATGGAGGCGATGGTCGGCTCGGGCAAGACACCGGGCAGCGGCATCCTGTTCGCAGAGGATCAGCCGCAGGCAATCGCGTCCACAGTCCCGGCTGGCCTCTCCCGGCAGGAGGCTGACATGACTAGCCTGATGAAGCAGGGCAACGAGTACCTGAAGCAGATCGTAGGGAACACCGCCGCATTCGCAGGAGTCCTGACCTGATGTCCGTCATTGCAGAGATCACCGCAACGAAGGCCACCAGTGGCGACACGCAGAAGCAACTGGTGCAGGAGTATGTCATCCGTGATGACGCAGCCGCAACGGTGACCTACGCGGATGCGCTTGCTGCGCTGCCTGCGATTGGCGCGACCGTGTCGGTCGGTGGGCAGACGGCGATCTGCAAGTCAACCGAGGTCTCGTCAATCAGCGACGGGGTCTCAAAGGTATGGACAGGCTCGGCCACCTACACATGGGCGGAGGATGAGGACGCGGAGGACACCTTCACGCAGACGGACATGAATACCGTCATCAACTTCGTGGATGTGTGGCGCGTAGGCGCATCGTGGCCGAACCTCAACAATCCGGGAAACGCAGACATCGGTGGCACAGCGGTGGACGCTTGCGGCGAGCCTGTGAGCGCGACCGTCTACAACCAAGAGATCAGCGTGGTCAACATCAAGCCGAACGCACAGACGGCAACCGTCCTCGCCAACATCGGCAAGCGAAACACCGAAACGCTCTTTGGCATCTCGGCTGGGTATGTGCTGTTCGTCGGCTCATCGGCGCGGCGCGTGGGGCCGAGCAAGTACGAGGTCACCTACCGCTTCATCTATGACGGCGCAGGGCACCTGCGGCAGATCCCGGCGAGAGATGTGGACGGCCAGCCGCTGTTGAATGCGCCAGACGCGAACGGCAATGCCACCGCGAGTCATGTCATGGCACGCCAGCCGTTCCCGAATACTGCCAACCTCACCTCTGCCCTCGGGCTGGTGCTGTGAAGCCGACGATCACGAAAGGCCTCGGCGCACTCACGCCGGAGGTGTGGTCGCAACTGTACGCACTGGTGCAAGGGCAAGGCGCGGACGGAGGCGTGCCGCCATCGGTTCGCAATGAGCGAGCGCGAGGCGGTGACAGGGAGCGGTTCCTCGCCAAGATCACGGCGGCGAATCAAGTCAGCAGCCGCGCCATATGGCAGTACGAGTGGGTGCAGGTGCGGGTACTGACAGCGGAGAACGCATCGCCCACGATCACAACGGTCACGAACGGTCACAGCGACACCGCGCAAGGCGCGGCGTGGAACATCCTTGAGATGGCGAACACCGAGAGCAAGGCATTCGGGTTCGATGTCACGAATGGCGTGGACTTGAATGACTTTGACGGCTTCGCGATTGAGCCTGTGCCGACTGACACCGTTGTCCAGATGTGGTTCACGCGAGCCACCGATGGCTCGCTGCGTGCCGAGTTCGCTGCGCCGAATCCAATCAACGGCACCTGCCCCGAGCCGCCAGCACCGCTGGTCAACACTTACGACTATGGATCGTTCATCACGCCAAGCGAGGTGGCAACGGCGTATGACGCAGAGACCTTCGGCGCACCGAACACGACCGTACTAGACTTCGAAGACTTCTCATAGGAGCCGCCATGAGCCTGCAGATCAGACGAGGACTGGACGCGAACCGCACCTTTGTCGCCGCTGAAGGCGAGCCGCTGTGGGTCACAGACACGGATCGGCTCTATGTGGGTGACGGCGAGACCACGGGTGGCAAGGCCGTCAAGGCGTTGCCAGTCGGCACGGCTGGCGGCGACTTGTCGGGATCGTTCCCTGATCCGGGCGTGGCGAAGGTTCAAGGCAACGCGGTGGAGAGCGGCACGCCCACAGATGGCGATGCGCTGATCTACGAAAGCGCGAACACGCGATGGGCGCACAAGCCTGCCGGAATCGCCGGGGTCGCGGTTGAATCAGGCACGCCGAGCAACAACGAGTCGCTGGTGTATGAGTCGGGTGCTGCACGATGGGCGCACAAGCATCCCGTGCTGACATCGGTTGAGTCGTTCATCACTTCCAGTGTGTCATTAGGATCGGCCGAGACTTGGACGGACGCAACCTCTGTCTCTCTCACGGCGGGTACATGGCTCGTCACAGCAACACTGACGGCGACCGGGTCGATGGACTACAACGCTGGAGCCTTGCGCCTATTCGACGGCACGACCAACCTTGCAGCCGCTGGCTTCTACGGGGTGATCGACTTCGCTGTCAGCGGTCATGTGTCCAAAGTCGTCACGCTGGCGGCGACTACCACGATCAAGTTGCAAGGCTACGCGCACGATCTCGGGATGACGATGGCCCACCGTACCTTTCCGGGCGCACTCAACGCGACTGGAATCGTGGCTGTTCGAATCGCGTGACAAAGATTGGCAGCAACCGTAGGCTGAACCCATGACCCTTGAGCAAGACAAGATGACCGTCAGGCTGTCTGCCCGCGACTGGATCGCCATTGCAGGCATCGCCGTCACGATCCTTGGCGGGGTCTTGACGGCGTACCTGCACCATGACAGACTGCTCATGCAGATCGTGACCCAGCAGGCAGCAGCGAATGCCCGACTTGACAAGATCGAAACTCGTCTAGAAAGGACGCACCCATGAGCAGCGTGACCGAAGCCCTGAAGGGCAAGTCGTGGAAGACCACCGGAGCAGGCGTTGCCGCCATCATGGTGGCTGGCGGTGCAGCCTTGACTGCGCTCACAGACGCGGATCCGAACACGCACCCGGACTGGGCTGCACTCATCGCTGCGCTCATCGCAGGCATCGGCCTGATCTTTGCGAAGGACAACAGCAAGCAGGAGGCGTGATGCCGTGTCAGGCTTCCTCCGTGCGCTGTTCGACTCGCTCCTCCGGTGGCTTCACGAACTGGTGTCTGCAGGCCATCGCGGGAGCGACGCTGTTCGCGATCATGGTGCTCTTGATCGTGCTGGCTCTCGCATTCGCGACTGGCTGCGCTCGCACGGTGCTGGTGAGCGAGGGAAGCCCGGTCAGGATCGGCCCGGAGATGACGGGCCGGATCTACACCAAGACCGCTGACGGCTGGCAGTTGAGTGACAACCGGGTCACGGTTCCTGAAGGCTGGTACTGCGTGCCGCCGTCCTATGTTGAAGCACCGGAGCCATGAACACCATCACCGCAGCCACCTGCTGCTGCGATCAACCGGAACCGGGGCCATGCGATCCGCCGACCACGGGTAGCGCGATCCAGTTGACTTGGCAGGAGCAGCAGGCGATACGGACGCGACAGAAGGCAGTGACTTGCGGCGACTGCATCCCATGCACGCCAACGCCGTGCGATGAGCCGGACATCGACGCCTCGCCGTTCTTTGGATGCACCTTCGATCTCACGGTGACCCCGGGCAGTCCATGCGATGTGACTGATGTTGACTACGACCAGAATATGTCTATCGCGATGCCGCAGCCGTGGACGGCGATTCTGCCGTGGGTCAGCAGCGGCGAGTCAACGGGAACGCGCCGCTGGTACACGCCTGACGGACTGCTGACAGACTTCAGCGCGTTCGGCGGACAGCGCGTAGACACCTACGGCGGATTGGTGGCTGGCATACGGCGCACCTATGTCGGCACGATCCCTGCTCAAGGCTGCAAGGTCTTGACCACGGATCCGGCGTGCCTAATCAACTTGACTGCGACCTTCAGGAACTGGCCGTACTACACGACTGGCCCGACCGTGTACCGCATCAGGCGCGGCACATCCACTAGTCCAGCGCGGACATGGGAAGTCGTGGGACGAGCCTTCCGCATCAAGAACTCAAGCGGCACGGTGCTGTGGTCAACCACACTGATCGGCAAGACCTTGGCGCAGGTGAAGGATGAGGCGAACGCACAGACGGCGGCTCGCGTCACGATGACATGGGCAACCGTTCCCGATCCGAATGCGTTCTCTCAAGGCTTGAGCGCGGAGACCTACTTCGCAGATCAGACGTACACCGTGACCAACATCCCGACCAGTACGGCGGCTCCGTCAGACATTCGGCTGTTCGCGCTGACCAACCAGCAGCCGCTCCCGGATCCCCAGCCCGGTCAGTGCAGCAACGCCTTCATCACCATTGGATGGAACACGCCAGTCGGAAGCGGCCTGCTGTATGACACGATGAACGCGGCGTACCACTATGGTCGCGGCGCGTGTTCCCGTGCGCTGTTCAACGAGATGTGTGCTGGTGTCGGCTTCGCTGGCGAAGCGAACTTCTACGACCCGCTTGATCGAACGCCCGAGGAGGTCATCTTTGACAATGGTGGGCTGGACGAGGTCAGCCTCTGCGAGAGCGGCAACATCCCGCCAGTCATCGGAACGGGATCATGCTGCGGAGAGACATTTGAGGTGAGTCCTTCGTCCAGTTGCTACCCGGGTGATCTACCGGAGTCAGTTTGCTTGACCGGAGTTGGCGGTGTGCCGCTTCCATCAGGCACCTTCCGCGTGGGGCCGCTGTCGCAGTCAACCGTATTCGATCATTCGGCGGTGCTTACTGACTTCACCTTGGCCGATGACGAGATTGACTTCGCAGGTTGCTGCCCACAGGACGCGCCGTCATTCGGAGCCGGGTGCTTCTCGTATTCGTCTAGGAAGGTGACTGCCTGTCGTGCCTTCGTGTGGGCCTTTGTGAAGCGAATCGCATGAAGACCACGACCATCCGAACGATGCGCGGCGTGTGGGTGCTGGAGTTGAACGAGGCCGATGGCACGGCCACGGTGCTGTCGTTCACCAAGCAGGAGCCGTCGATGCTTCGCAAGGCCGCATCATGGGCAGCAGCGGAGGCGAGCCAAGTCATCAGCGGCCCTCTGCCTGATGACCAGTACGAGGCACGCATTGCGGTCTGCCGTGCGTGCGACCAACTAGACGCAGCGGCTGCTCCGCTGGTCGGTCATTGCAAGTCGTGCGGATGCGGGAAGGCGGCACGCGCCGAGTTGACCGTCAAGGCGCGGATGCCGAAGGCAACCTGCCCGAAGGCCAAGTGGCCGACATCGTCTGCGTCGGGCGGAATCTGACGATCTAGGAAAGACGATGCAGGAAAGCGCGTGAAACCACGCGCGTTTTCGTCGTTGAAGAACCCTACGGAATCGGATATAGTTATGTCGTTGGATTCTTTGACATCTCGGGCATGGCGATGAAGCAACCGCACGCGGGAGACCGCGACGCGGCGCGACAGAAGTGGCGGCGTGATGAACGCACCACCGGATACGGCGAAGCAGCGAGAGGCGTTCCTCCGAGACCTGCACCGTACCGAAGACCGAACGGGATTGGATACGGCGACCTTCAGCCGAGTGAATGACGAAAGAGGATGCGACCCTCTGACGCACAGCACAAAGGCCGACAAGACGGCGCACGATCCGATGGAACCATATACGGTCAGCAGCAGAGCCAACAGCGCAGCACCCGACGGCTGCGCCAGCCCGAGACACAAGCAGACGCGGTGACAGCCGCGTGATGACGACCGAGCGAGAGGATGCGACCCTCTGTAAGCGGACAGCCCCACAAGCACCGCCGCTCGCCAACGAGTCACGCAGGAACGAGCCAGCGACGAACAGACCGAGACACGCCGACCGGGGCGTGGTAGTCAAGGAGATGGACGGAGCAATCCATCCAACAGCCGACCGCCGCCGAAAGGCGACGGTTCGGCATTCGCCCGTGCCGCGTGGCACGGGCTTTCAGTTCACGAAAGCCGCCGAGAGCGGCAGGAGCATGACATGAAGAACGACAAGACCCTCGCCTTCCATCGCGCCAACTATGACGCAGCAGTCCGTGCAGACAAGCAGGCATGGCAGGCCCTTCAGAAGGCCGAGAAAGAATGGATGGCTGCTTCGAAGGAAGACCGTCCGAGCCTCTCGCGAAAGATCCCGCATCTGGAACGGGCAAGCGAGAAGGCGTGTAGCGACCTCGAACGAGCCGAACTAGTGCTGCTGCGCTACCTGTTGGCAGCAGCACCGAAAGGCTTGGCAACGGATGTGATCGAGTCCTACCGCGCCCTGCGCTGACCCACGCCACGCCGCCATCGAAAGGTGACGGCTGGCATTCACCCGGGTAGCGCGTGCTATCCGGGCTGTTACTTCAAGCGCCGCCCAGCGCGGCAAGGATTCACAATGACCGAGATCGCTTCTATCGTCGCCAACCTCACCGCCGTCAGCACCGCGCTGGAGGGCGCGTGCAAGCAGTTGATCGCCACGGCACAGGCGATTCCCGCACAGGGCAACAGCACGCCAACCGAGATCGACCTCAAGCAGTTGGCCGACCACACGCTGCGTCACACCTCGCTGGTACGCGAGGTGGCTGGGCGGCTGGACATGAGCGTGCTGGCGCAGGAGTTCGACACCAGCGACATCGCGGGTGCCATCGACCTGTCCGACCTCGCCAACGAGATCAGCGCACGCGACATCGCGGACGAGATCGACCTGAACGATCTACGCGACAAGTGCGTGGACGCGATGAGCATCGACATCGACACGGAGGAGATCGCACGCAAGGCCGCAGAGGAGATCGACGCGGCAGCCGTAGCGCAGGAGTTGGACACCGCGACCATCGCGGAGGAGATCGTAGATAGCCTGAACTTGGACGAGATGGCAGACAGCATTGCCAGCAGCCTTGACGCAGAGCAGCTGGAGGCCGTTGGCAGCAGCCTCTGCGACAGAATGAAGGACTGCCCCGACACGATGCGCGCGGTGCTGACCGCTCTATCGGCGGATCAGGACTTCGTCGCTACGCTCGCTCGCGCGATGGCAGAAGCGATGGTGCGTGGCACCGAACCGCAGGAGCCGCACGGTGCCCGCGACACCTTCGTCCCGGCCAGCGAAGGCCCGGACGGCGAGCAGTGCAACGCCATGCAGGACTGACCCAAGCCACGCCGTCACCGACAGGTGGCGGCTGGCATTCGCCCGGGCAGCGCGTGCTGCTCGGGCTGTTCCTTGAATGCCGCCGAGCGCGGCAGGAGACTGCTATGAGCCTGAACTGGAATGTGACGAAGTGCGACCAGACCGCCTGCTGGACGAAGGACAAGGACGGTGACGCATTCATGTCCCCGATGTGCGAAGGACTGATCTGGACGACCATGGTGATAGAGATGGGTGAGATCACAGCGGCGAAGGTGGACGAGTTCGTGTGGCGCATGAACTTCCTGATCGAACACGGCGGTGCCGTGCTACAGAAGGATCGCGAAGGCACGCCCTACACCGAGGACGACCTCAAGCCGTTCATCGGCCTGTTCACCAATGTGGTCACCAAGACACGAAAGCAGTGGCTGCAGTTGGTCATGAAGCAGTTGGAGCGCGACCACAACGCCGCCGAGCGTAGGCGCAAGGGACAGGAAGGAGGTGCAGCGTGATTCGCGTAACTGTCGCAGAGATGTGCAGGCGGAAAGCGGCATTGGCTGTTGCCGTAGAGCAAGTCCGAGAAACCGAAGCGCGGATGGAGGCGTGCGAAGTGCTAGCCGCTATCGACGCGAAGTGGGAGCCGCGCCTAGACCGAGCCATCCGCGGATGGCAGATTGCGCTAGACCGAGCCGACGAGGCACAACGGCTTGTAGAGGAAGCGGTACTAGCCACGCCGATTCAGCAGATGTAGTACCTGCCACGCCGTCACCGAAAGGTGGCGGCTGGCATTCGCCCGGGCAGCGCGTGCTGCTCGGGCTGTTCCTTGAATGCCGCCGAGCGCGGCAGGAGATTGACATGAAGACGGATCAGGAGACATTGAAAGCGATCCACCCGCTGGCGTGGGATGTCGTGCAGCACCTTCGGCATGAGGGCGGCGTGCCCGACAGCGACCTTGAGGGAACGCTGGACACCATCGCCCGTCACGGAGTGGAAGGAGGCATTGCAGGCTTCATCTATGACGAGGACTGCACGACCTTCCTGCGTAGGAGCGGCGTGATGGAGAAGGCGCAGATGGTGATGCGCGACTACGCGGACGGCATCGGTGAGCCGCTGTGGCGCGTGGCAGCACGCACCGCATCGCTGTCGTGCGTGTCGGATCGCGACATCGACAGCGACCAGCAGTTGCAGATTGACGGAGCGCGATTGCTGGCGTGGACGGAGGCAACGCTCACGCAGTTCGACTACCGCTGGCTGGCGGCGCGACTGGTGTGGTTCGTGGTGGTGCGGGTCGCCTACGCATTCGAGGACACCGATGTGGACTGGCGTGCAGGCGATCCGGGCGACCCGGAGCAGGCATGGGACGGCTACGGTGACATGGAAGGAGGCTGCCATGAGTAAGGCGCACGCCGACTTCATTCGGTCGCACCTGCTGTCCGTCATTCGCAAGGTGTCGAAGACGGACGGGGCGCACCCGAACCGTGCGGTGCTTGAGTCCGCGAGCAACCGCATCACGCTTGCGACACAGGCCATGGCCATGATCGACTGCATGGAGGTCGATCCGGTGCGGTTCGCGGCAGCGTTGCGGATGCCATTGCCCATGCACTGGT